AAAATTTTCGTAAGTCATTGTTTTTATTCCCTTTTTTTGTTTAACATGTAAGACTAAAGTCTTATATCATTATAGCATATTTTCCCATAAATAAACATATTTATTGCGGCAATTTTACATTTTTTTTGAATTTTTTTTAAAAATTTTTTTTGAAAAAATTACATATACAGGGTGAGTATGCCCTGTCTTGTGTCATAAAGCCAGCAGCAGATTCCCCGATACCCGATATCCGATCCTGTAACGCACGGGCTGCTGCTAGTAATCCGAACAATTGTTCGGGTTTATTTTCTGGCGTAAAAAAAGGGTGGAAAAGGAAATTAGGAAAACCACCCTCTCTTTACTGGTGTGCTAGGCGAATTCTACAAAACTTTCCACCACTTCCCAAGACTTTGAATCTCTTGGCACATCAATACAAGCACCATCGAACCAGTCAAGATACCAATATTCAATAAAGTCAATGTCGTGATCTGCATTTAAATAAGCCCTAAACTCCGTGCTTGGACCACCCCAAGAAAGTTGCAACTGATAATAACTTCTATCAATATTTTCTTTTGAGTTTTTGTGAACTTCGTCAAAACTTAAAGCAGTTTGATTTGCATAATCAAATAAAGATTCATAATCGCCCTCGTCTTTAAAGTTTTTATAGTCCTCTTCTTGAGATTCCCAAGATGACTGTACCAAGTCTTTGCATTTTAATTGTTTAGTTGATTCCATTTTTAACCTCCGTATGTTATTTGCGAATCATTTAATTATAATATAGCAGTATGTTGCTAAACTGTCAATCATTTATTTTTTATTTTCTGTTGGTGTCATTCTGGGTTCTTTCTCTAGAACTATAAACAACCTGTTCCTGGATCAACCAAAAATTACGAACAATTGTTCGGGTTTAAATCCAGGCAAAAAAAAACCCACACCGAAATGTGGGTTCTCTAATAAATGTTTTGCTAATTAAAAATTACAATTCATAAAATCTTTAATCGGTACAATCTTGGTGTCCTGCTTTGTTAAACTAGGATATGAAGCAAACATTTTATTCATCTCTTTTTTTGCATCACTATATTTTACAAAATACTTGTCAAAATCACCAGCACTCCATAACACATATTTGTAAACTTTTATTTTCTTTTTTCTTTCCATTTTTTCCTCCGTTAAACTCTTTTAATAACAAATGGCATACTGGTTAAGAAGTAATCTACTTGCTCGATTGCCTCTTGTTCGGTCTGTCCATCATTAGGCACATAATAAAACAAAGTACCATCTACACCCTCGATTTCAATTTTAAATTTAAATTCTTCCATTTTTTTTCTCCGTTAAAAGTTTGCGAATCATCTAATTATAGATTAGCAGTATGTTTCTATGTTGTCAATCTTTTTTTTTCTTTGTGTTACTGAATTTTTTTTCCATGATCAAAATGCGATCCAACCAAATGGTTCCCGTGATCCAGATAACAATTATGAACAATTGTTCGGGTTTTATTTGCTGCAAAAAAAAACCCAGATAAATTTTCTGGATTTTTTCTCTGGTATTTAATCTTCTCTAACTGATTTTGTATACCTCTGATTTTTTAAAAGTAAACAATTTATCTTCAGGGTCATTGAATAAATCAACATCTTCATCTTCAATCACAACTTCTGTTGGGTGAACATGAACCACAATACCATAAATTTCTTGACCAAAAACTTTTACTCTATCTTCTACTTTAATATCTTTAATCATTTTTATTACCTCTTTGCATAATTTGTTGCATCTCGATAATCCTAGCTGGCAAAACAACTGTTGAATTACAATTTGAACAACAACGACCTTTATTAATTGGTTCTGCATTATGTCCATCTGTCCAACCATTTATATGAACATCTATCTTGTTACCACAAACGGAACAATCTTTTTGTTTTTCCATCTGCTTTTTATATTCACCAACCGCTTCGTCAGTAATTTTTTTAACAATTGAGTGTAATGATTTCATTTTGTTCTCCTTTTTAATTTGCGAATCATTAAATATACATTAGCAATATGTTTCTATATTGTCAAATGTTTTTTTAATTTCCTTTCCTACAGGAACCTGTGCTTTCGGCAGCAACCCAAATGAACCTGGGAGAACAATTGTTCGGGTTTTGCTGCCGCAAACTCTGCTGCCTCAAGCCTGCTGCAAGACAAATTATAGGAAATAAGTATAAAAAAACGGACAGAATAGCCCGTGTGTTCAGAAGCAGAGAGGTGACTCCCCGATAAAGCCACCCCGATAAATCCCCGATTTACTTCGGATAAATATTATTTTTAATCCTATAGGCAAGTGTTTTGGCAACAGTATCAAGTGTTTGCATTCTCGTTCCTCCGTAACCTTGACCTACTTCTTTTAGAATATAGTCTGAATTATATTTTACGATTTGGTATCCAAACTTGTTAGCAATGATATTTAAATGTTTCATTTTGTTTTCCTTTTTTATTTGCAATCATTAATTACATAATCATTCATTTCTGTGTAGTAGTCATCTACCCATTGCATCATCTCTTTGCGAGTTCCATTACCCATTTTGTAAATTTCTCTTCCATTTGGTGTTAATACTTTCCAAAGTGGATACGGCGAATCTTCATGCCTAGTATCTTCAATAATAAAATCTCTGTAGTGCCATTTAATTCCAAAACCAAATCTACATGTTTCTTTTTTTAATTTAAACTTTGTCATTTTGTTCTCCTTTTTTTGTTGCGAATCATCTTAATTATAAGATAGCAGTATACTGCAACAATGTCAAGTATTTTTTTTCTCCTGGACAAACTTACCTGGACGAACAATTGTTCGGGTTGACTGATCCAGGCTAGTTCAGGAAAAGGTGCTGCCTGGTTGCAGCTTATCCTGCTGCGTCTGTCAGGGAACAATTGTTCGACTGCAGCAGCGTTTGTTGGGATCACCCCGATCCGAAGAAGGTAACTCCCCGAACCCGATATCAAACCCTGACGATTTTCCCGATAGATACTATATATTGTCCCCGAGCGTGCTGCTGGATCTATAACCCGAACAATTATTCGCATACAGGACCCCGATCCAGGAGGACCTGACCTGTAACTTTAAATGAAAAACCCCGAACATCAGGATCATGCGTGGATAAAACCCGAACAATTCTTCGGGTAGTACCCCGAGCAGCAGCAGGCGTGATATATGAAACCCGAACAAATTCAAAACCCTGACCCCGAGCCCAGCAGGTTTTTCGTATATATTGTGGTTTATTTCTTATCTTCTACTATATTTTGTGGTTTGGTCTTTTTAGGCGTGATATTCTTCATTCGATTGTTTGCCATTCTACTAAATTCCTTAAGTTTTTCAAGGATTTCATCTCTGGACATAACGCTCACATCTTCGTGCATAACGTGTGATTTATTCACAAGTAGTCCAGTGGCCTTTAAACGCAACTCCTCGGCACGGATAGCATCATTGTATTTGCCGTTATCCCAAGCCTCATTACGCAACTTCAATAAATCCCTAACAGACTTATCAATTGTAACACCATACTTGCTACGGGCTTCTAATCGCATTTCTTCCAATCGCTCTTGCACAATTGGATTTCGCAACAACCGAACAGCAGATACGGAGGCATTTTTATATCCCGCTTCTCTTGCGGAAGCAGTTTGTGTTAAATCTTTATGAAAATAGAAATCCAAAAACTTTTGTTGTTGTGGTGTTAGTTTTCTTATTCCTGCTAACCTTTGTTCTCTTGTTAAATCTTCGCCTGCTTTTGTCATAACATTTCCTTATATATATGTTAGGTATCATGTCCTAACATATATATATATATATGATACCTATGATACCTATGATACTTTCAATAAAAACAATGACTTACGTCAACTATCAATAATTTACTTTAACTTGATACCTCTGATACTTTTTTCATAACCTATTGATATTAAACGATAAAAAAATATCATAAAAAAAAGTATCACTGATACTTTTATAGTGATACTTTTTCTAAATGTAAACCCGAACAATTTATCGGGTTTTACGGAGGGATTTTTTACGTTTAATTTCATCAAATATTCCAAGCAATCCAAAAATCATTGTTAAGATTCCAACAATAATCATTGGATAAAATACCAAATTTGCCTCCATTGGCATAGCTAATGGTCTTAAATAATACCCAAGCCATGCCAACAGACCTCCAATAATTGTTAAAAGCATTTGTATTTTCATCATTTTAACTCTCCATACATTATATCTACTAAATTAAAAATTAACAAACAAAGTTTAGATATAAAACCTACTGTCTTGTTTCCTATCTTGATAACATTCATCACAAACATTAAAATGTTCGGGTGGTTCATCAACGTGATATATTTTACCACAATCAACACATTCATAAATGTGCAGTACATTGATTTTTTTGTTGTGTTTAGAAACTCTATATCCGAGTGATTTTGCTAACTTTACTTTTGCAATCTCTTGAATTGTATTCATTTTTTTCTCTCCCGTTTTTCTATATTATCTTCTTGGTCTTTTAAATTATGCCATAATTGAACGACACAATTATCTCCGTTTTTTGGTTTAACAGTATCTAAATAATGCTCTACTGCTACAACGACTGCATCTTGATGTTCTTGTTTAATAATCCAATCGTGAATAACTTTATTCTCTTCTTGAATATCAATACGATAATCTTTACTCATCTGCTAACTCCTTAACTAATCTTTTCCAAATTACATCTGTCTTATCTTGTATCTCAACAACATCCGTGTAAATACGATTTATTTTAGATTTATAATAATCAACATGATAATCGT